CGGGAAAGCAACAGTGGTGCCCGCTTCGGGGTATTTTCAGGAATTGCAAAATTTTTTCTTGAGTATGTTGAGGCCCGAAATATTGTTCGCGGTGTTCAAATCGAGGACTGATTTGGAAGATTCTTTTAACGTAAGAGAGAGGGATGTTCCTGGTTCCTTTTACTACGAAGGGGATATATCGCAGTGTGATAAGTCGCAGTTGTCCTCTTTGGTTGTTGAGTACCGTATTTGGATGGACATGGGGGCGGATTTTGATTTTTTGCACACATGGATGGTGGGGGCGAATTATAGTAAGGTTACCTCGCAGTTGGGTTTCAGTTTCTTGATTTGGTTGCAGAGGGTTACGGGTTCGTCGACGACTTTGTCGGGAAATTCTTTCGTGTGTTCGTTTGCTGTGGTTCATACGGCACAGTTAAAACCGGAGGATATTGTCCACGCCAGTTTCATGGGGGATGATTTCTTGATTAAAACCACGAAGCGGATTAATCTGGCTGAGATTGAGAACAAGATGAGGGGTATCTACAATTTTAGTTTGAAAGCGGTTATACCGAAACATCCGTATTTTTTGTCATGTTATTTGGTTAAGTCATTGGATAGGTGGTATTTGATGAGTGATCCGATTAAGAGAATCATGAGTTTGAGGGACATACCTGTTCGACGCAAGACCGTGCGAGGTGGTGCGAAGATAGAGGTGGATATGTTCAGGGAGCAGTTTGAGGCGCTACAAGATCAGTTGTTCAATTACAAGGACAATGATCAAGCGTTGCATGCTTTGGTTCCAGCGGTGCATGAGAGGTTTTGTGAGTTTAACGGCTATGCGAAACCGGATTTGTACCCAGCGTTTGTCGCGTTAACGACACTTGCTACGGATTTTGATGCGTTCCGTGGTATGTATGAGGCGAAACCGAGGAGGTTTGGGATGTGAGTGAGAGTTTGAGCGGTTCTTTTGTTAAACCCAGTAGCCAACTGCGTTATTTTTTTTAAAATCGTTCGAATATGCCCGTTAGGGAAGCTTTTTTTGGTGTTCTTATCCAAAAAGGAAAAAAAAAAAAAAACACGGGAGATCGGAAGAGCACACGTTGAAAAACCAGCCACATCCAAAAACT